GTCTGTCTGGCTCGCATTTGTACTCCTGTTTCCTCCACTAGCATCTGGGTATATGTAAATCTTATTCATAGGGTATCTGGATTTAATCTCTTTTGCCAGAGCATCTGTGTCATAAGCGGCCACAACCTCATCAAATATTAACAATTTTTGATCTTGGATAATACCGATCACTGCGTTCATATTGCCTATGTTGAAGTCAATGCCAACTCTTAATGGCTCAAGGCCAATATCAGGCTTGATGTTTGTGACATTCTGTTCTCTGGTGAAGCGACTATAGACTTGGCCTGTGGTTAGGTTGATAAATTCTCCATTTAAATACGCCTGTAGCATTGATGGATCGTAGTTGGCTTGCATACGTTCAATGAAGTCACTAGGCAAATGTGGATTATCCTGAGTCCGCATCTTGATTAGTTGCCTATCTGTTCTCTGCTTTGCCTCATCTGTAGCAAAGGTATTATATAGCCAGCGAAATCCCTCTGGTGTACTAGCTGCACAAAACTGGCGAACATTGCCAGCCCTTAGTCGTCCCAGTATCTTTGGGAAAGCCTTTTCACAAATACTTGGGCTAACAACATCTATTTCGTCTGCAAGGCAAAATGCGAGATTCAAGCCTATTATCCGACTCCAGTTCTCGAATGACCTACATAACAACTTGCAATCACCCTCTTTCAGATGCACAACATACTCAGGCAAAGGACTGGCTCTAAAGCTGTAAGGGATTTCATAATGCTCAAGAAACTGATCGAAGTCTGTTTGCCAGATGTCTCTGAGTAATGGCCCAGTTGGTTCTAGGATTGCACCGATAAAGCCTACATTCTGAGCCATAAGCTTCAAGGCCATTGCACAAAGCGATCTAGTCTTACCCGCACCATATCCAGCAGAAAGTCCAACTATCTCATTCTGGTTATCAAAGAACTCCTGTTGCTGTGGGTGTAAGTCATTTCTAATCCTTTCCAGTAGCTCTCCAGTATCAATATTAGTGTAGTGACTGCCTATGTGATCTAATACAGATCCTTCTCTGTTCAGTATGCTCAAGACATCACCTGACCCACCTTAGCCATTGAGTTTATACAGCCCAAAGCCACTGTTAGCTGCCCTGATTTCCTAGCCTCTTTAGCCAGTGATGCGTACTGAGCCAAGACTTCCGCAGTAAATTGTCTCCTGTCAATATCAAAGTCTTGCTTGAGAATCTCTCTGGCATCTTGCATATAGCTATCTACAGTCCTTGAAG